CTGCGGCCAAGCACATCACGGTGAACTTCCTCAAGCTGGACGAAAGAAGCTGGCAGACGATCGAGGACCAGGTCGTCATCCCAGTTCTCGAAAAGCGTGGTCTCAAGCCATTAAAAGACCAGCGAAAAACGAAGCTGCCAAAAAAGTAAGGTTCTTACTTTCTGTTACTTTCTTGGCGCGTGACAAACGTGCACGGCGGTGAGAGGCTCTCCCCCGCAAACGCAAACAACATCGACATCAGGAAAGAAGGGAGTGGGACACCATGTCTCGCGCAGCGAAGTCGCGCGCTCAAAAGCCTCGCAAAGCCCGCAAGCCAGCATCGAGACCTATCGTTAAACCGCTCGGCATGTCCGTTGCCGAGTTCTGCCAGAGCTACGGCATCACTCCTTGGATGTTCTACGCATTGCTCAGGACAGGCAAGGCACCAGACACGATGCGCGTTGGCCGCCGCAGGATCATCTCGATCGCTGCCGCGGAACGCTGGCAGCAGGCGATGGAAGCAGCGGCCGCAGCCGCGTAACCAACCCGCAGCGTCCAGTGACGTCGCCGACTCGGCGCGGTGGTTCTCATTGACTGGCGACAAAAACAGAAAGGCCCGACCTCGCCGTGTTTGGGAAGCGAGATCGGGCCGGAGAGATGAAGGAACTGAACAATGGCAATCGTTTACAGCGAACCTGTGCGCCAGGTCAATATGAAAGCGCTGACCCGCAGTGCGGTGTCAAAGTACACGCGGGCCATGCTTGTGGACGAAATCCGCAGCGGCCGCGCCGTTCCCACCAACTTCACCCAGAAGCAACTCGCCGATCTGTTCGGCGTGTCGCAGGCGTACGTCTCGTACGTCCACAAGTACGAGCACCGTTACGATTGATCCCAGCGATCGGAGGGCGGGTCGTGGCGCTCGCAACGTCACGACTCCCTCTCGGAGGCACTTCGATGACCGAAGAACACATCCGGAAAGTTGCGGTCGCCGTGCTCGTCATCACGCTGCAGCATCTCATCGGACGCATCTACAACCGCGAGAAAGCGCTGGCCGATACGCCGAAGCTGATCGACGAGGTTGCCTCGGTTCTTCATGAAGAATTCCCCGGCTAAGGAAACCAAGACCATGACCGCATCACCTGTTCCGTCATCGCTTTCATCATCGTCACTTCCTTCTGCACCGTCGCGACCGCATCTGGAGGAATTCTTCGCCAAGATAGATCCGGTGCGGGCCAGGTTGATTTCCGCGATCGACGCGACCGCAAGCCGGCAGCCGACATGGGACATGGCGAGTTCGCTCACCAGCAAGATGTTCGCCACGGTGGCCAGCGACCAGCTCGAAACGCAACTGGTGTATTTCCGTGGTGCCCGGGAATGTGTGAGTTCGCGCTGGATGACGGACGCACAGTCGCTCAGCAATGCCATGTCGAAGGTGATGTGCGAGGCCGGCGAAACTCAGATTGGCCGCGTCATAGATCACGTCCGCAAGGAAGATCAGCGCAAAAAAGTCAATGCATGCGTGCTGATCTCCGATGCCTGTGAGGAAACGCCCGAAAGATTGTATGCCGCGGCGCGCCAACTCTCCAACATCCCTGTGTTCATGTTCCAGGAGGGCGACGATCAGCGCGTTGCAGAGATCTATCAGTCGATCGCCAGGTTGACCGGCGGCGCCTACTCGACGTTCGACGCCGGCTCGGCACAGCGCTTAGCGGAGCTGCTCAAGGCCGTCGTCGTGTTTGCGGTCGGTGGCGTCAAGGCGCTGGCCAACGAAAAGAGCGAAGCGGCACGGCTGCTGCTCACACAGATCCGGAAATGAGGGCGAACCATGCTGCAGATCACCAGCGCGGATGAAAGGTTGCGCCAGAAGCGCGGCGCCAAGATCTTGCTGGTCGGGCCGAGCGGGGTCGGTAAGACTTTTCAGCTGCGCACGCTGGACCCTCGCCGCACGCTGTTCATCGACGTCGAAGCCGGCGATCTCTGTGTGCGCGATCTGCCGGTGCCGACGATCATCCTCGACGACTGGAAGACCGCGCGCGATCTTGCGGTGCGGATCGGTGGTCCCAATCCGAGTTTTCCGCCAACGGCCTGCTATTCGAAGGCGCATTACGACTCGGTCGGCGGGGCGCTGGAAAATCTCGATCAGATCGACACGCTGTTCATCGACTCGCTGACGGCGATCTCCCGTTTGTCGTTTCGCTGGGCCGAGCAGCAACCAGAAGCGTTTTCGGAACGCAGCGGTCGCAAGGACATTCGCGGCGCCTACGGGCTGCACGGCCGGGAAATGATCCTTTGGCTGAATCAATTGCAGCACGCGCGCAAGCTGAACGTGATTTTTGTCGGAATTCTCGAACGCAACGTCGACGAGCTCAATGTCGCGACCTGGCAGTTGCAGGCCGAGGGCGCCAAAACCAGCCGTGAAGCACCCGGCATCATCGACGAAATCGTCAGCTACCAGTTTCTGGATTTCGGCGACGGCAAGCCACCGAGCCGCGGCTTCGTCTGCACTTCGCCGAATCCCTGGAATTACCCGGCGAAGGATCGCAGCGGAAATCTCGATCAGATCGAAAAGCCGGATCTCGGCCGGCTGCTCAACAAACTTCTGCACGGCAAAACCAACCCAAACCCAAACCTGACGGAGAAAGACCATGACTGATTTCGATTTCAACACCGCCGGCGAACAGCGCGACGTCATCCCGGCGAACACGATCGTCACGCTGCAGCTGAAGATCAAGCCGGGCGGCGCCGGCGATAACGGCTGGCTGACGCGCGCCCAGGACGGCGCCAGCGAGGGGCTCGATTGTGAGCTCACGGTCGTCGATGACGAGTATGCCAAGCGCAAGGTTTTCACGCGCCTGACCCTGCAAGGCACCACCGATGGCCATGCCGAGGCCGCACAGATCTCGCGCAATACCCTGCGGGCGATCATCGAGTCCGCGCGCGGCATTCTGCCCGCCGACAAGAGCGAGGCGGCGCAGGAGAAGCGCAAGCTGGGCGGTTGGCAGGAGCTCGACGGCATCCGCTTCATTGCCAAGCTCGGCGTCAGGCCGGCGCGCGATGGCTGGGCGGCCAAGAACACGATCCTGGAGGTGATCACGCCGGAGCGGCAGTCCTGGCGACAAGTCGAACAGGTCGCCATGTCGTCCGCGGCGTCGCCCGCGGCATCGAATGCCCAGCCTCCGGCCAATGCCGTGGGGCGGCCGCAGTGGGCGGAGTGACGCCATGGGCTACACGATCACCGTGCGCGAGTACGGCAGCGATCACGACGTCGAGCTGGTGCGCGTCAACGCCAACCCGGAAGCGATCGCGGCCGGATTGCGCAAGAAGATGCTGAACATCAAACACAGCGTGTTCGAGCCCGGCGCCCGCGTGGTCAAGATCCCGAAGTACACCTGGGTCCGGATTGTCGAGGACTAAACACATGGGCGAAATCACCCGACGCGAGAACGAGTGGCAGGACAAGGCGACCGCGCGCGCGATCGGCGAGGCGCGCAAGATCGCCCAGGGATCGAGCCTGAAATTGGCCAACACGCCCGTCGGCAGGCTCTCCGAGCAGGAGTGGGGCTGGGTGCTGACGGCGGCAATCTTCGGCTGGATCAGCACGCGTTGCGAGCAGGCGATCGCCGAAGGAATTGATCAGGAGGAAGCGGTGCGGATGATCGAACTGTCGCCGTCGCCGGGCGACTTGGCGATGATCCGTTCGATCCTGCCGACGCTGGCGACACAGGTGAAGATCGACTGGGCACGGCCGCTGAAGGATTGGTCGAAGGATGAAATCACCAACTTCCTGTTGCAGGCGTGGCTCTTGGCCAACAACGCCGACCGCGTACTGGAGCACGGGGCGGGCTCGAAAATCTTGCAGAAAAAGCCGGCGGAGGAGCCCGAGTGCCCGCATGGTATGCCGCGCTCCCTGTGTCGGAGGTGCGAGCAAAGCGAAACGGAGGATCGGCCCGATGATGGCATTCCCCCTTTCTGATCGAACGCTACGTGTTGACGCTGCAGCCACTGCCTGGCGTCGACGCGATCCGATCGCTGCGCTGGGTACTCAAAGGGCGGCTGCGCCGGCACGGCATGCGCTGTGTGGATATTCGCAAGGGGTAGAAAGCGAGGAACCATGAAGTGCAAGGATTGCGACGCCGAGGTCTGGGTCAATGAGATTGATCCCGTCGATGAGCACAAGGCTCTAGCGAAGCTGGGCTGGTGCTGGATCGATCTCACCGAGCCGCCTGATGTCTGCAACGGCTGGCGCTGTCCGGAGTGCAGAGCCGGCTGGGAAGTCATCGTCCACGAAGCACCCGATCCAAAAATGCTGCACTGATGGGAGAGGCTCTGATGCTGGATTTCAATCGCGAGATTTTGTCGGTGCAGCCGATCAACCTGACGATCAACGAATTGATCGAGGCTGCCGAACCGAAGAGCCAAAACTATCGGCAATATCTCGGGGCCAGCGCCATCGGCTCGGAATGCCGGCGCAAGATCCAGTACGACTGGATGTGCGATCCGCAATTCCCCGGCCGCATCAAGGATATTTTCGAGCGCGGGCATTTCTTCGAAGGCGTGACGCGGCGGCATCTGATCGCTGCCGGATTCAGGTTTGCGCCGCCGGAACGGCTGGAGTTTGTGGTTGCCGATGGCCTGTTCCGCGGCCACGCCGATGGCATCCTGCTCGAAGGACCGCGATTATCGGGACTGTTCTATCCCAGCCTGTGGGAACATAAATGCCTGAATGACAAGGGCTGGAAGGCGATCGAGCGCGACGGTTTGAAAGGACTCTACAAGAGCTACGCGGCACAGGTCGCGGTTTACCAGGCTTATCTCGACGTCACCAACCCAGCGCTGTTTTCGATCGTCAATGCCGACAGCTGCGAGCGCCTGCATTTCTTGGTGCCGTTCGACGCACAGCTGGCACAGATGATGAGCGACCTGGCGGTGGCCGTGATCGAGGCGACCAAGGCCGGCGAGCTGCTGCCGCGGATCACCGAGGATTCAGGCGACTGGCGCTGCAAGATGTGCTCGCACCGCGCGAGGTGCTGGCGATGATTACTCTTCCCGACATCAAGGCCGCCGCCATTCTGGCGGATCCACCGCTGGCGTTCGTGGCTCGATCAGCCAAAGGCGAAGGCCGGACACCGCAGCACCACTATGGATGCCTGACGTTCGAGGAGCTCGCGATCATCCCGATGGCCAGCGTCGCTGCTGATGATTGCTTCCTGTTCCTGTGGGTCCCGTTGCGCTCGGTATTCCTCGTCAAGCCCTTGATGGAGGCGTGGGGATTCTCCTTCAGCGGCTCCGCCTTTGCCTGGGCCAAACTTAATCCTCGCGGCGAAGGGTTCTTCATGGGCGGCGGCTACGGCACTCGGAAAAACGCGGAGGTCTGCTGGCTCGGACGGCGCGGGGCACCGAAGCGCAAATCGATGGGCGTGCGTGAGCTGATCGTGGCGCCGGTGCGGCAACACTCCCGCAAACCAGATGACGTCTACGGCCGGATCGAGGAGCTCTGCGACGGACCTTATCTCGAATTGTTTGCCCGGCAACAGTGGCCCGGCTGGACCTGTGTCGGTGATGAGGCTGCCAAGTATCAGCGGGAGGCGTCATGAGCGATAGTCCAATTTTCCAGCGCAGATGCTTTGTTTGCGGCGGCAGCAGCAACGACCTTACCACTGTGAATGTGAAGGCGGGTTACGACCTGCTGGAGTTTGCAGTCTGTCCGCACTGCATCCGTTCTGGGTGGAAGGACAAGCGTCTCGCCGTTCTCGCCGAGGCACATGCCCGACGTCTCACCGCCGTCGCTGATTGGGCGGAGGCCGAGGAAGCAGTGTTTTATAGTGACGGCGGATCATGACATGAGCACGTTGAACGAACCGGTGGCCAAGCGGATCGCCAAGATCTTTCGTATGCTCAGTTCGGATCAGAGGGAAGAAGTGCTCGCCGCCGTGACAGCGATGAAACGATTATTCAAATCAGAGGGGCTCAGCTTCCACGACATCGCCACCGTGATCGAGAGCTGCAATGGAGAGATCGAGGAGAAAAAGTATTCGGACAAAGACGCCGAGATCATCTTCAACCGCGGCGTTGCAAAGGGCCGTACCGAGGAAGCCGCACCGCCGGAATATTATGACGTCGACGGCCGGCCACGCTGGAACGCGATCGCGCTGTTTTGCCAGAAGGAGATCGCAGGATTGCACAAAGAAAAAGAGCGCGAATTCGTCACTGACATGGCCGGCTATTCGCTGTATCGGCCGCTGAGCGACAAGCAGGAGAAATGGTTGATGTCGATTTTCGTCAAACTTGGGGGCCGTCACTATGCCAAGCACGTTTAAGCCACGCACTTACGTTGCCGATCTGACCAAGCTGCCAAAGGCCCTGGAGCGTTTTCTTGGACTGCGTCGCTGGGTTGTTTGGCGGTGGGAAAAGCGCGTCAACAACAAGACCGGCGAGGTGAAGTGGACCAAGCCGCCCTATCAGTGTCGGTTGCCGCGGAAACTGGCGAAGTCGAACGATCCTTCGACGTGGGGGACTTACGAGGAAGCACTGGCGGCGCTGGCAGCAGGGCTCGGCGAGGGCATCGGAATCATGCTGAAGGACAGCGAGATCGCCGCCGTAGATCTTGATCATGTCCGTAATGCCGAAACCGGCGAACTGCTCGATTGGGCCGAGGCGCTATACCGCGAAGCCGATCGCTTCGGTTTGTATGTTGAAGTCACTGTGAGTGGTGAAGGTTTGCGGTTTATCGGCTTGTCGCAGAGTTGCGAGGAGTTGCACCGCAAACTGACCCTCGACAAGAACGGCGAAGCCATCGAGCTCTACCGCAACTGTGCGCGCTACATCACGATCTCGGGACTGCAGGTGAATGCCTGTGAGCAGCTCGGCGATTTCGATCCGTATCTGGAACAGTTGCTGACACGGTTTCCGGATGACTGGCCGGACTTGCAAAAAAAGCCAAAGCCGGCTGACGACGTCGTCGATGACGTGTTTTTTGATTTCAATACGGCGGGGCCGCAAGCAAACACCGAGGCCTACTACCGCGACCTGATCGAAAACGGAGCGCCGACCGGCGAACGCAGTGAAAAGTTTGCGGAAGTGGTCTGGCACCTCGCAGCGAATGGACTGACGATCGAGGAGATCGTCGAGGAGCTGGCCAAATACCCGAACGGCATCGGCGAGAAGTACGCCAAACGGCTGCTGCCAGAGGTCACCAGGTCGTACCAGAAATGGAGCGCGCGGGTCGGGGGAGGTGCCGGACTCGGAGCAGGTCCTTCGCAACAGCAAACCGGACAGTCGACGGGACAGGCGGCCGGATCGGTGCCGTGGCAGAGGTACATCCAGCGCGATAACAAGGGTCGGCCACTCAACAATCTAGCCAACGCCATGCTCTGGCTGCGCAACGGAAGCAACGCCGTCAAGAGCGCACTGGCCTACGATGAAATGTATTGCGGCGAGGTCGTGGTCCGAGAGATCGTCAAGGGTAATGTCGGATTGCCGCTACCGCGGCCGGTTCAAGATGTCGATGCGATCACCATTCAAGAATGGCTTCAGCTTAGTGGTCTGCCTCTAGTCGGACTGGAAACCGTACACAGGGCGATCGATTATCGCGCACATGAACTCCGTTTCCATCCGGTGCGCGATTATCTCAATGGTCTGAAGTGGGACGGTCAGCAGCGGGTCGAGCAGTGGCTGTCGAGCTATCTTGGTGTCGGTGCCTGCGAGTATGTGACAGCGATCGGGCGCATGTTCCTGGTCGCCGCGATCGCGCGGATTTATCAACCAGGCTGTCAAGCCGACTACATGCTGATCCTGGAAGGACCGCAAGGCGAACACATCGACGGCCTGCAAGATTCTCGCCGACGAGTGGTTCTCCGACAACCTGCCTGATATTGCGATGGCCGGCAAAGACGTCAGCCAGCATCTTCGCGGCAAATGGATTATCGAGATCGGCGAGCTGAACGCGATGAGCCGGGCCGAGAGCGCGCAGCTGAAATCCTTCATCTCGCGAACCACCGAGCGCTATCGCCGCAGCTACGGCCGCAAGGAATCCGTCGAGCCGCGGCAGTGCGTGTTCATCGGCACCACCAACAAGTCGGCCTATCTGCGCGACGAGACCGGCGGCCGCCGCTATTGGCCGGTGAAGACCGGGAATATCGATCTCGATGCTCTGCGCCGCG